TCTTAGATGATAGAACTGATAAGACCACTAAGTGTTTAATGAATCAAAGATTTATGAAGAGAGCAAATGTAATGGTCAACCCATCAAGGAATTTTGTGGTGACTGATTTTATAGAAACAAAAGAATTACACGATTTCGAAAAAAAGTAACTTGACAATGCCTACCACTTAATAGTATACTCTTCATCATGACACAAACAAATAAAATATCTATACGAGACAGAATGCAGAATAAGGCTTTATCTGCATTTGGAGAAATTGAATACGAAATTGATGCATGGTTAGATTTACCTTACGGTTCAGAATTTAATATGTTGAAACATTTGAAACGACTTGACTATTCACCAAAGGTTATTACCTTTATGAAAGGACAAGTAGACGACATTATCTTTGAAGTTAAAAACGAAGAAGGTTGTGAACAGTTAGAAGAAGCATATGACTTTCTATCTAAGTCCAACAAGAAAAAGTTTTTAAAGTTCTTAGAAAGTATCGACAAAGGAATTGAGGAATACATTGCCACTACAGTGGTAGTTCGTAAACCTAAAATCAGAACACCTAAACAGTTAGTGAAGACACTTCCGTTTTTAAAACAACACGGTAAGTATCATTCCATTGACCCCGAAGAAATCATTCGTGCAAAGACACTGTTCACTTATAACATTGCTTCACAGAAGTTTACTAAGTTTGAAACTTACGGTGGTCTATCAGTTAAAGGTTCTCGTATTATCGATTACGATGTATGTGAAGAAAAGACCTTGACAGATATCAAGTTACTTGATAGAATATACAAAGGTGGTAATATAATTGCAAGAGGATTTCTAGATGAGATTCCTCGTTCCAAGTTAAAAGACGGAAATGATTTGCTTACCAAAAATACATTATTAATAAAAGTGATTAGATGATACTTATAGATTTTACCCAAACCATAATTGCAGGTCTTATGATGCAATTGAAAATGAACAAAGGAGAAGTATCAGAAGATATGCTAAGACACATGATACTCAACTCTGTAAGAATGTATCAGAAGAAATACTCACCCGAGTATGGACAGATAGTTCTCTGTACTGATGCATCACATACATGGAGGAAAGACTTCTATCCATTGTATAAAGCAAACAGAAAGAAAACAAGAGACGATTCAGATTTGGATTGGGGCAAACTGTTTGAGACACTTCAAGTTGTTAAGGATGAGATTAGAGATAACTTCCCTTACAAGTACATGTATGTCGAACAATGTGAGGCAGATGATATCATTGCTATCCTAGTCAAACATGCAACTGAACCAGTTATGATTGTAAGTGGAGATAAAGACTTTCAACAACTACACAAGTATGACTATGTGAAACAGTGGAGTCCTAATGTAAATAAACTTATACATTGTGAAGACCCCGACAGATTCCTTAAGGAACACATATTAACTGGAGACAAGTCAGATGGCATACCAAACATTCTATCTAACGATGATTGTATATCAGAAGGTATTAGACAGACACCGTTAAGAAAACCAGTTAAAGAATCATATCTCAGAATGACGATTCAAAAAGACGATAAATACTATAGGAACTATTTAAGAAACCAAACTCTGATTGACCTAGAGTTCATTCCTCAAAACATAGAGGATAACATCTTAGAAGAGTATTCAAAGGCAGAACCAGTAAAGGGTAAAGTGTTTGACTATCTAAGAGTTCATAGGTTAAATGAGTTATTAAATCATGTAGAGGATTTTACATTATGACAGAAGTAAAGAAAAGAGGAAGAGGCAGACCAAAGGGAGCCCCTAATAAACCAGTAATGGAATTGATTACTGAAAGACAAAACTTAACAATGAATGCAGACGTATATGAAATACTATGTCAGGCAGACCTTGTTGCACAAGAGTCAGAAGACCTTGCAGTGCAAGGACTCCAAGTATTCAATGCAAGAAACGGTGCAGTGAAACCAGTTCTTCAGTGGATACATAATGACGCAATACAGTCAACACTACCCGAAGGTAAAACACCTTTTGGTAAGAATGATGCCCCTGCATCAGATTTAACTGAAACAAGTTTAAAGTTTGAATTTAAATTATTCAAGTACTTTGTTACAGAACAAATCCCTATGCTCAAAAGAGAGAACATGTGGATTGGAATGCTGGAAGGTATTCCTTCTAAGGAAGCAGAATTGATTGACTTAGTAAAAGATGGAAAAAATCCCTTTAAAAACATTACTAAAGAAATTGTTAAAAAGGCATTTCCCGAGTTAAACATTTAGATAAATACTTACAGAGGTTTGAGACTATATATATTTTAAGGGAAGTTAATTTAAACTTCAGTAAACAACTTTCTAGTCTAACACCTCTCCATGGATTTTTAGGATAAATAATATTATGGCAACAACTGATAACCCCAACACATTCGAAACCGAACAGGTACAACCTACCGAGTTAGAACTACTAGCACAAAGAATGGAAAACTATTCCATTCCACTTAAACCTGCAACAGCACAAGCAACACTTGCTACGGTGACTCGTGGTCTTGAAAAAGGTATGTTTAAAATTGAAGAGTTAGATGCAATCATCACTATTAGAGAAGAGGTCAACAAAGGTATCATCGACTACAATGGTGCAATGAAAATGGCACAAGAGAGAATGCAAATTCTTCAACAAGAAGAAATCATTAAACAACAAGAAGACATTGCAAAAGCAATGGAGGCAGAAAGAGTTAAGACTGCAGACGAAAGATTACTTCGTAAAAGAACTCAAGACAGACTTAAGGTTATGGAAGAGGCACTTGCAAAAGCAGGACTTTCAATTGACTTAGATGGAGACGGAGTTATTGGTTTACCAAGTGGAGAGTCTACAACACCTCTAACTGAAACAGAACAACAGAGAGTTGACCAAATCATTGCAGACACACCTGCACCAACTCCTGCACCGAAAACAACGAGTAGTGCATTTAAAATGGCAAGGATGTTGAATCCTGTTACTGAACCAACACAAGAACCTTATATCCCTTTGGACACACCACAATCTCATACTAAGGTAGAGACAACAATAGCACCCATCTCAACAGACGAAGACTTCGTAGAGAAAGTTGATGAGGTAAAGAAATCATTCTCAGAGTTTGTTGAAGATGAAGTGACACAAACAATAGAACTTCCAGTAGAACCAGTTAACGAAGATGCAATCATCAGTGGTGAATCAACAGAAGCATTCTTAGATGAAGTAGAGAGAGTTAACGAAGTTGCAGATGCAGACGAAATGGATTTAACAGATGAAGTTCCACCAACAATAGTAAATGAAGTTGCACCTACACCACCACCTTTTGTGACTGGAGGTAATGCACCTAACATTACAGGAATGGTAGGAAACACTCCTAACATAAAAGCAAAAGTTGATGAGGTAGATGAATTAGACCAATTCGAACAAGACTTGATTGATGAAGAACAATTCAATCAATCATTTGCTGAAGTAGATGAACCTGTAATAGAAGAGCCTACACTTGATGTTGGATATGAACAACCAGTACTTGGTGAGAATGATGTTGTAATTAAACAAGACCAAATCAAAACCATAGAGAACTATGAAGATTTAGAAGCAGAAGAAGAGTTTGAAGAAGTTGTAATTCCTAATCGTAATGATTTAGAAAAAATGACTAAAGCACAAATAGAAAAGTCTGCAGAGAAACTAAGTTTTTCAGTAAACCCTACTGATACTAAGTCTGTAATGATTGATACATATGAATCACAAGCAAATGCATTGATTGAATCATTAACTGAAGGAAACGAATTTGTAAGTTCAACAGAGGAAGACTTAGACAATGGTAACGAGGATAGGAGAGACGGCGGATACTTCTAAGGAATCTATTGTTAGAGAACTTAGACTTGAAGAAGTTTCAACATTACACGAGGAAGAACTGAAAGACATCACTGAAGATGTCTTACGATTTGATTTTCCAGTTGAGTACTCAATCCGTTTAGGATTTCAGTATGACATTAATGAAGTACATCTTTCAAAAAAAGGTCATACCCTTTTCTTTTCATGCCATGACATGAAACACGACTCAACAGAAAGTATCATACTAAAGTCATACTTATATAAACCAAAAGGATTCCCTAAATCAAAAGAACTAGATATGCATGATGATAGTAGATTTATTTGTGTTCCAAAATACTTTGCAGAAAATTTTAATGTAGGAGATAACATTACTTATTCTTTAGTCAGAGCAACAGAAAAAATAGAACGTCATGTGGTTTGTAATGTCTCGTAATATTCCAATCACTGCAGTAGACCAATATGACTTCTTAGAACATCGTAGAGAACAAGAAAAGAAACACTGGGATAATGTAAAGGGTCGTAGTCCACTGGACTCTATTCTCACTGTAGAGATAAACACAACAGAACTCTGTAATAGAACATGTGTGTTTTGCCCACGACATGACCCTAAAGTATTTCCCAACAGAAACTTACACTTAACAGTTAAAGGTGCAACAACGATTGCTGAGGAACTTGCAGAGAATCAATTCAGAGGTAAGATATCCTTTAGTGGGTTTGGTGAGAACTTACTGAATCCTAACTTTAGAGAAATTGTAAAGGTGTTTAGATATAACTTACCTTATGCAACACTAGAGTGTAACACTAATGGAGATAAGTTAGATATAGATTACACTAACGGATTGTACAAGAGTGGATTGGATTTGTTGTATATCAATCTTTACGATGGTATACATCAGATGGAACACTTCGACACTATGATGGCAGATGCAAGAGTGCATGAAGATAGATACAGATACAGAATGCACTGGGGTGATTTTGAGAAGCATGGACTCATACTAAATAATAGAAGTGGTGTCGTTGACTGGGTTGGTGTTGAAGACGACACTGTAGAAAACCTAAAAGGTAAACCATGCCATTACCCTTTCTATAAAATGTTTGTAGATTGGAATGGTGATGTATTGTTCTGTTCCAATGATTGGGGCAGAGAACATGTCGTAGGTAATTTGTTATCCATGTCTTTACATGATGTGTGGTTCTCTAAACCTATGACAAAGATTAGAAAGAAACTTATGAAGGGAGACAGAAGTATGTCCCCGTGTAATAAGTGTAGTGTAGATGGTTCACTGTTTGGCAAACCATCGTTTGATATAGTTAAGGAGTATTATGAATCATCAAAGAATAAATAATTTTTTACCTAGGGATGTATTTTCCGACATACAGTCTTTCCTAATGGAAGGAGATATGATGTGGTCATATAGAAATGCATTAACTGATGGTGCAGATACATGTGGGTTTCATTTCAGTGGGGATGTATTTCATGCCGAGAGAAAACAATGTGATGTTCCTTTACTAGAGAAGGTAGGTATTCCAATTATAAGTAGACTACCTATGTCTAAACTTATTCGTATTAAGATAAATTGTTATCCTAGACAAGTGAGAGTGGGTGAAGATAATTACCCTAAGAGTAGTTATCATATAGATTTAGATTATCCACATCATACAGCAATTCTAGGTATAAACACTAACAATGGATATACAGAATTTGATGATGGGACAAAACTTGAATCAATTGAAAACTCTTTAATTTTGTTTGAAGGAAATCAGAGACATCGTGCTGTTGGTTGTACAGATGAAAACATTAGAGTGAACATTAATATTAACTGGATGGAAGATTATCACATCGAGGATTCAAAAAGGACTTGGTAAATTATGAGAGTAGCAATAACAGGAAGTAGTGGTCTTGCAAAGATAATTAAAGACACACTAGAAGCAACACCACATATAGGGAACACCTTTAGAGTAGACCCAATCAGATGTGAAGACATTACAATGAATGGAAGAAACTGTTGGGTATTCGGTGGTTATGAACCTGCTGATGTTCTAATCAATCTTGCACATGAAGACCAAGCAAAGATTCTATCAATTGCTCATGAAGCATGGGAAGGTGAGAAGACAAAATACATTATCAATATCTCCAGTCGTGCAAGTCAACCAAACATATCAAAAGGTTATATGTATGCAAGTGAGAAAGCACAACTCAATCACCTTGCAAACAATCTACAATACAATTCTAAGAAGAGATATAAAATGACCACAATCAATTTAGGTCTTCTCAACGATGAGAATCTACCTAGTGTCAAACACCAAGATGTTGCTGGACTTATCTACAAACTGATTACGTCCTATCCCGACTATGAGATTGCAGACGTGACACTACAAGCACATGCAAATTACCAAAGTGTTCAGAGTGATAAAGAAACACTTAGAGACATGGATAGGTTTACTAAATAATACTATGAGTATAGAATACAACGACTTCGGTTTTACAGCGATGGATGCAGATGAACTTGCATCCGTTGACACAAAGATAATAGAGAAGACTACTTCTGCAACGGAAGTAGTCAATAAGATGGATAACTTTATCAGACCCTTATTAGAAAACCTAATGAGAGATTCAGATAAGGATTATATCTATTGGCCGAATAGAACTGCAATCCTACAAAAGAAAATAGAAGAATTAAACTCATTACAAGATAGTTTATAAAACCCCTTTACAATCCCCTCCACTTTTTTGTACAATAGACTCTTAAACAACAAAGGAGAAAATTGTGAATTTACAAGAACAAGCATATGTGAACTTAGGAAGAAAACTAATTACACTATGTGAAAACAATGAACTATACAACGGTAAGGATGAGGAATCTTTAGAACTATGGAATGCAGCCGTAACTGCAGGGAACAAGTTTGTTTCCTTTGGAACTACATGGAGTAAGTTCAAATCACATAAAGACTTATCCCCAATGGAAAGGAAAGCAGTACTCAAATACCTAGCAAAGGATTTGGATTCAAAAGTTTAGGGTTGCAAGACTCGGAGACGGGACAGGGAACGATAGAAACAAAATCTACAATTTCAAACACGATGTTTGTTTGAGTTCCCATCCCTCTTTTTTATTTTACCAAAGCCTTGACAATGCCCACCACTTTTTTGTATACTATGTATATAATGACAAAACAAGATAAACAACAAGAACTAAGAATCAAACGAATCAACCTAGAGACTGATATACATTGCTTACAGAGTCATATAAGGTCAGAGAAAGAAAGACTAGAAGAAATGAAATCTGAAACCAGTGTGGGTGAAGACTGGTCTTCTAGTGTTTGTATCTTAAGAACACAAAAAGAACTTAAGACTACAGAACAACAACTAATCAGAAAACAAAATAAACTAACCAAATTTCTAAAGGAGACAATATGAAATTAAAAGAACTAGTAAATGAAGTGAATGCAGAACAAGATGCATTAGAAAAAGCAGACAAACTATGTACTGCAGTTGAGAAACTATGTGAAGACTTGACTACTGCAATGCATGAGAAATGGGAACACACTCGTGGTGAAACAACCCACGACTTTTCAATTGGAAAGAAATACATTCGTGTTTATTCAGTAGAGAATGGTCGACCAGCATCTTGTTGGGGATTCATTAACATCTTAGAGTTTACCAAAGGTAATGTTAAGTTTGAAAGTGGTGATGTCCTAAAGTCTGCAGGATGGAAAACTCCTGCTATCAATCAACCAAGAGGAAACTTATTTGATGGGTATGATATACCACCTCATTCAATGAGATTATATGGGCCAGATTACTTAAGAGGGTAGGGGTTGACAATGCCCCCTACTTTTTGTTACACTATGTGTATAATATAAAAAGGAGATAATATGAGTTTAGATAGAATCAAAGATGGAACTGCAAGATGGTATGTAATTGATACACAAAATCTTGAAGAGTATGGAGACAACTTTCACAAGTTCAAAGGTGGCTCCCAGTATACTGTTGGATTCCATGTGGACAAACTGGTCTTTGAGGAAGATGCATTTGGTGAGGGTGAACACTCTTATTACAATTCACCTTCTCTTACGGAGGCATCTGTTGCTGCTCTTGTTATGAAACACGTCAACAGATATAATGGACTGAATGGTTCGTTTGATTACATCACTAATATTGAAGTGATTGATTCACCTTTCAATACTCCCGACCATCCAACATGGAGAGGTACGGAAGAAGACCTTATTTCCGAAATAAAGAATGAACAAAAAAGACAAAATAATTTAGAGGTAGCATAATATGATAATAAAAGATTACGAAGTTCTAAGTCCCGATATGACATCGGGTGGTACATCCCTAAAGGGATACAAGATTACAACCTACGATAGGTTATGTGCAGTGTTAGGGCCACCAACCTTCACTAGTGCCAACCCTAATGACAAAGTTAATTGTGAGTGGGTTATAGATTCAAAATGGTATGATGCAAACAACATCGATGAGATTGATTATGATGATTGGGAGTATGAGACTGTAACAATTTACAACTGGAAGGACGGTAGAATTCCTACTGAAGATTACAGATGGCATGTGGGTGGAACATCCTACAATGCAACAGATGTTGTTGATATGATACTCGACAACTTTAATAGAAACGGTGAAAATTATAATGGAGAAAGAAATGTCGCTTAATTTAGAAAGTGCAAAACTACTTGCACAACAAACAGGTGGTAAGTTGAATGCAGAAGATGTATTGAATCTTGCTCAGTATGGAACAACCAACCCTATGGACTTTGCTCCTGTTGAAGAGGAAGTCGAAGGTGTATGCATATGTGGTATCGTGAATTGTCCCGATGCATATGCTCACACAACGAGTGGGTATTAATATGGAACTAGGATTCTTAGGAGGGACACTGTTATGTGTTATTATGTTTAGTATGGTATTTGTAGGATTACATTTAAACAAACCTTTCCCATGGGAGAGAAAGGTGTTTAATAAGGATGATGTAAAATATCAAGACGGAGATAACACATGAGAGCTGAGTTAAAAATGAGATACTATTATTTGGTATTAGGTGCAACACTAGGTTTTCTAACTGGTGCATTGACAATGAAGGTGCAAGCTTCAGATGCAAACAATGAAATTTATTGTCTTGCACAAAATATTTATTTTGAAGCAGGTAATCAACCACTTGCAGGTAAAGTTGCAGTGACACAAGTAGTGTTGAATAGAATGCAACATCCTAACTATCCAACAACTGCATGTGGTGTAGTGTATCAAGCAAAGTGGAAAACAAACTGGAAAGGTAAAGAAGTTCCAGTGAGAAACATGTGTCAATTCAGTTGGTTTTGTGATGGTAAGTCAGACGACCCAGTGGATAGTCCAACGTGGTTATCTTCACTTAACATTGCAAGGAATGTAGTGCAAGGTGCATATGGTGATATCACTGAAGGTGCAACACACTACCATGCAATAAGTGTAACCCCATATTGGGCAGATTCATTAAACGAGACTGTTAGAATAACAGACCACATATTTTATAAGTAGGAGAAAATTATGTATGATACAGTAGAAAAATTTAGAGAGTATCTTAAGGATACAAGTTACGTTATGAATGGAGTGCAACACAAATATGCATTCCCAAATAACTATGGTGCTAGTGTTGTTAAACATGACGGAAGTTATGGTGGACAGAATGGTTTATGGGAACTTGCAGTTTTAGATTACTCTATAGACAGCACAGGTGAGTTGTGTTATACTAGTGGTATAACTGATGATGTTATCGGACACTTGACGTGGAAGAATGTCGAAGAGTTCTTATCGGAGATTAAACAACTATGAATTTATTTTACTTACACAAAGACCCAGTACAATCTGCAGAAATGCATTGTGACAAACATGTCGTTAAGATGATTATCGAGTATGCACAAATGTTATCTACTGCTCATCGTATGTTAGATGGTAAACAATATACCGATGCATCCAGTGGTCGTAGGATTCAAAGATGGAGACTAGACAACTCTAACATGGATGGTGTTCTATACAAAGCATCACACATCAACCACCCTTCTACACGTTGGGTCAGAGAGAATGCAATCCAGTATCAGTATGCATACGATATGTTTACTGCACTATGTGACGAATACACTTATCGTTATGATAAAGTACACTTGACTGATACAAAACTCAGAGACTTACTTAATCAGATACCTAATAACATTACACTAGGTTCTTATTCAGAACCACCCCAGTGTATGCCTGAAGATGTCAAAGTTCAAAATGACTCTATCTCTGCATACCATAAATACTATGCAAACTACAAGAAAGGTTTTGCAGTATGGACTGATAGACCAGTCCCCAGTTTTATGAGTGCAGTATGAGAATGTTGGTTGAGAGTTATGGTGATATTAGAATCTTTTCAGATAGACCATTCGGTTACAAGAGATATCACGTTCAATGGGAAGACGGAACTGAATCAATGTTCAATGGTCTTTGGTATTCCGAAAAGAAAGTCATAGAGATTGTAGAGTCCCACATAAAGTCGAGAAGTATATAATGCCAACATATGATTTTTTAAATACTGAAACTGGTGAGATAACAGAACACATTATGTCTTGGAGAGACCTCGAAGATTTCAGATTAAATAACCCACACCTTAAACAACAAATACTTGGAGCTCCTATGACCGTAGGTGGACATGGAGACAGAGTAAAAACAGATGAAGGTATGAAGGAAGTGTTGAACAAAATTGCATCTGCAAACCCTGGCTCACCTATGGACAGACATAGACAACGTGGAGTCAAAGAAGTAAAGACAAAAGAAATCGTCAAAAAACATCTAGACATTCAGTCAAGAAAGAAGTAAAATAAATTATGGATAATCAAATCACACTAGGAGACCTAGAGCAATTACAGGAATCAATGACTCGTGTACAAGAAGACGGTAGAAGATTCTATGAAACACCCGAAGGTCAAAGGTATCCAAGTGTAACAACTGTTACTGGTTTACTTACAAGAGACCACATTAAGTTATGGAGAGAACGAGTAGGTGCTGAAGAAGCAAATAAAATCTCATCTGTAGCAGCAAGACGAGGAACTAAAATGCATTCCTTATTTGAACAATACCTAAGACAAGAAGAGGAGTTAGTCTTTGAAAATATCTTAGACGAATCAATGTTCAATGCAGTGCAACCAGTGTTAGATGATATTACACCTATTGCACTTGAAGCAGGAATGTGGAGTGATTCATTACAAATGGCAGGACAAGTAGATTGTGTTGGTGTTTGGGATAACGAACTTTGTATTATTGACTTTAAGACAAGTGCAAAGTACAAAGAAGAGTACATGGCAGACCCATGGTTTCATCAAATGACTGCATATGCAATTATGGTTGAGGAACTTACTGGAGAAGTTATTGATTCAATAGTGGCAGTTGTTGCTGTTGATGGAGGTGGGGTTCAAGTCTTTGAGGCAGACCCTAGAGAATATGTCGATAAGTTATATAAACTAAGACAGCGTTATGCAAATTTACATGGAGTATAAAAATGGCAGAAACAAAAGAATTTAATTTAAACGGAGATTACAATTGGAATAAGATAATTTCTAAAGGTGACGAGTGGATAGAATCACAAGCATATGATAATGCATATGATACACTATGTGAGTATCTTGGAATTGACAGTGGAGAGGATGTAACAGAAGAACTGTTAGTCCAAGCAGACCACCTTATCGAATATCTAGAAACACCTTATGCAGATGGTGGTCTTGGGGTTCATGACACTAGTCCAACTTACTATGCATACTATAGTATCGTTAGAGATTGGAGAGACAACTTAGAGAGTGGATTTTAAGATGATTGAAGTAGGAAAAGAATATCATATCTACCCGAAGTTTAAAAAGTCTTACACTGAACGTGAAGTGTTTAAGAACAATGACAACGAAGATAGAGTAGTCATAGAAGCACTATGGAGAAGTGGTGCATATATCGTTAAGATTACTAACGAGGAAGAGAAGGAACAACTAGAAGCATATCTTTCAGAAGATGCAACTGGTGACATGGAGCCATGTGAGTTCGAAGAGAATGAATTTTTAGAATCATTTGACGAGTGTGGACGTGACTATTATATCCACCTTGCAGAAGGTAGTGATGCAGACGAAGACGAAATGCAAGAACTACTTGAAGAAGAAGGACATGACTGGTTATGGGAAAACAACTATGACTCATGGGATTGTGAACACTTCTTTGGACTGCCTTTAATTGCAGACGAAGTAGACCCCGATAACAGATACAACACAAGGTTTTAATATGATATCAAGAAAGGAATTCACTGAACAAGTAGAAAAACTTTTACTTAGGAAGGGTACAGATGTAATGGGTGCAATAGTTAGAGTTTGTGAAAACAATAATTTAGAACCCGAGTCTGCAAAGAGGTTAATATCTCAACCTCTAAAAGAGAAACTAGAAGCAGAAGCAACTGGACTCAATATGGTAAATAGAGGTACATCAACAAAAGGAACTATTAATAGGTTCTTTGAAAAATAGGAAAAATTATGAAAAAAGGTGATATAGTATCAGTAGTAGCAATGAGTGGTGAATATGTTGGAGAGTTTGTCTCTGATGATAATGGACTTACTATTGCAAACCCTAAAATGATTGTAAACTCTCCACAAGGTGGAATGGGTTTCTCTAAGGGTGTTGCTGTAACTGGAGAAGAGAATCCTCCATCAATGACATTCTCAACATACGTCTTTGTAGTTCCTTCAAGTGAGAAGATTGCAGAGGCACATACAAGTGCAGTTAAAGGTGAACCTTTAATTCAAGCACCTGCAGAAAAGAAAATCATTACTTAATGACGAGTCGTGAGGGATATGATGCATACACTCTTTATCTTGGAATAAAGTTACACTTCTATTCTAAGGGTTATGACTTTGTAAAGTATAACGGTAAAGTAAAGAGTGACATCAACTCATTCCTCAAACGAAAAGACAAATACCATTTCGGTAAACTCTTTAAAACACATAAACAAGAACTACAAGATTTCTATATAGCAAACCTATCTCTAAAAGATAGTTGGGCAGGAGACTTGTTGGATGAAGAGTGTAATAAGATTTACAAGGAATGGAAGAAACGAAATCAGAAACTAGGATATATGTTTGAAACCGAAGTGTCTGATTTACTTCTAAAGAAGAATATCAATCAAGTGTTAGAAGTTAAGAAAGGACAGCACCCTATTCTTCTTAAAAGGTTTTTAGGAAAAGAAATATCCTTAGAGACACTATGTATTATGGATGAGATAATAGGATTCACTAAAGATTGGGAGAGACTCATAACGGAACACGTAGTGTATCCCGAAGTGCATATTAAGATTAATAAGTATAAGTCATTTCTCTCTTATGACCAAACAAAATACAAAAACAAATTATTAGAACTATGTCAGAAGTAACTATTCTTGGGAATGGCCCAAGTAGAAAAGATATAGATGTCTCTACTATCACACATGACGTGTGGGGGTGTAATGCAATTTACCGTGATACTAAGGAATGTGATATTGTCTTTGCAGTTGACATGCCAGTACAAAAAGAAATAGTTGAATCAGAATACTATAGAGGTAACATGGTTGCATTTGCAGACATAGACCCACTACCAATTGAAATGATGCAGATGCTTGTTCCTACATTCAACAATGCAGATGTAAGTGTCAAAGAAGACGACACTCATTTCATTATACAGGGAGATGATGAGTCTACACAATTCTTAGGATTGATTAGACCCGAAACAATAGTAACATACAATGACCCATTATTAAAAAATTTATTTACAGGAATGTCTGCTTTAGGTTTTGCAATGCAGAACGGATACGATAGAATTAATCTTATCGGTTTTGATGCACTTGAATCAGATAGTTTTGAAAACATTTATGCAGGTAGTTCTAACTATATGCATAAATACAATACCGACTCTAATGTGTTAAATGCACAAAGGAGTCAGTTCATAGCACTTTTAAAGTATTATGAAAAATGTTCAGTATATTGGAAAAACCCTCTAGACATAGAGGATAAAATTCTGTATAATGAACTCTGTTACTATGAAAGTAGTGAAAGGTGGATTCTAGGTCAAGGTCTAGAGTCCGAAATATAAGATGCGATATAATTGTACGATAAAATAGGAGAATACAATGTCAAGTAGTTTAGATAAACTAAGAGCTGCAATGGAAACAGCTTCACCATCTGATGGTGCAAAAAAATCCTACACAGATGAAACAATGTGGAAACCCGAACTGGATAAAACTGGTAATGGTTATGCAGTGGTTCGTTTTTTACCTACTCCCGATGGAGAAGAGATGCCTTGGGTATCATACTTCGACCATGGATTCCAAGGGCCAGGTGGTTGGTATATTGAGAAGTCTTTAACGACTCTT